TTAGAAAAATTCATACATCATTCTGGAGTGATAGTTTTGTGTCAGAATTAGATAATGACCATAAGTTATTCTACATTTACTTAATGACAAATGAAAGGACTAAACAATGTGGAGTTTATGAGATTACTAAAAAACAGATTTCATTTGATTTAGGATACTCTATGGATAGGGTATCAAAACTACTTACATACTTTATTTCTAAGAATAAAATTAGGTACAATGAAAAAACAAATGAGATTGCGTTGGGTAATTGGCTAAAGTATAATTCAAGCACCTCTCCATTGGTTCAAAAGTGTATAAATAAGGAGTTTACACTTGTTAAAGATACTCTATTGATAGAGTATGTAAAGAGTATGGATACTCAATCGCAAGAAGAAGAAGAAGAAGAACAAGAAAAAGAAAAAGAAAAGAAAGTAAATACACCCATAAAAATCTCTTTTGATAAATCTTTAATCTTTGATAAAAACGAATTTAAAAACACCTTCCCAGATTGGAGTAAAGAAAAACTTAAACACTACTACGAAGCAGCCGAAAGATACTCTGGAGAAGGTAACAAATATGTTAATTGGGCAAAAGCTATTCAAGGCTGGGCAAGTAAAGATGAACTTCAAGGTAAATTAAAGTTTAACATCCATATCGAAGAAACAGAAACCGAGCGTAAAATTCGTGAATTTAAAGAAAGGGGCTTTTAATGAATGTTAAAATAATTGATTACAACGCTAAACGCAAAGACTTTGAAGTATTCCATAAGACAGGCGGAGCGGGAATGAATTACGCAGGCTTTGAGTGCTTAAATGGGGTATTTCAGTTTGCTTTGGATGGCGTAACCGATATAACAGGAACTCCCGCAAGTGGTAAAACCGAGTTTGGGCTTGAATTACTATTCTATCAATCAGAAGTATTTGGGTTAAGACACCTACTTTACGCTCCAGATATCGGAAGCTATAACGAAATTAGGCGAAAACTATTAGTTAAGTATTATCGTAGAAGTTTTAGAGGCTACGAGAACTCAATTACTGACTTAGATTTGATAAACGCAACCGCTTGGATTGATACTTACTTTTTGATTGCAGGCAAAGAAGATGCTAAAAAACCACTATCCCCTATTGACCTCTGGAACTTTACTTGCGAGTATGAAGATAAAAACGGAATTGTTAACACTTGTTTTATTGATAGTTGGAAGAACCTCTACCACGATATACAAGGTAGAGAAGACCAATATCTGGATTATGTGTTAAGCTACCGAAACGAGTTAGCAGAATTAAAACAGAGGCACTTTATGACAATAGCCCATCCTAAGAACGTAGAGTTTGACAAAGACACCAAGAAAAGGCGAATCCCAGATGCAAACGATATAAGCGGTGGGGCAAGTTGGTACAGAAATGGAAAGGTAATTTGCTCGGTAGATTGGCCAGATAAAGAGAAAAACGATACAGATGTTTATTTCTCTAAAATAAAACCCGACACAATTGGAAAAGCTAAACCTTTGATTGGCTTTTTAGAATTTGATTGGAGAAAATCTCGATACCGAGAAACCTTAGAAGGCAAAATCTGCTATGCTGGAGAAGGGAAAAAGATAAGAGAAGCAGGAGAATTTATAGGATTTGCAAGTGAAACTAAAACACCATTCTAATGAAAAATATAAACGTATTAAGCCTATTTGACGGTATGAGTTGCGGGCAGCAAGCTCTTGAGAGAGTTGGAATAAAAGTTAATAAATACTTTGCAAGCGAGATTGACAAGTATGCGATCCAGGTAACAATGGCTAACTATCCTAATACTATCCAATTGGGTAGCGTATTAGATGTTGACGGTTATAAGTTGCCAAAGATTGATTTACTTATGGGTGGCTCTCCTTGCCAAAGTTTCTCTTTTGCAGGTAAACGTAAAGGAATGAGTACAAAATGCGAAACCGAAATATTGACTTTAGAACACTATTTGGAATTGAAGGCAGAAGGTTACGAATTTGAAGGACAATCTTATTTATTTTGGGAATTTATGCGATTGTTAAACGAAGTTAAACCAAAATACTTTTTACTTGAGAATGTAGAGATGGGCGAAAAGTGGGAAAAGGTATTGAGCAAAGCTATCGGGGTAAATGGCATCCATATTAATTCTGCCTTGGTTTCGGCTCAAAATCGCAAACGTATCTTTTGGACAAATATTGGAATGCAACCAATGGGATTATTTGGTTATTTAGAAAGCATTATTCAACAACCAAAAGACAAAGGTATTTTGCTTAAGGATATTTTGGAAAGTGAAGTTAATGAGAAATATTTTTTGAGTGAAAAGGCAATAAATAAATGTTTAAAGTCAACTGCTAATGAAAATATGTTAACTACTGATAATAAAGACAAAAGCGGTTGTCTAATTGCAGGTTATTATAAAACTCCTTTTGATGGCACTTATGTTAGAGATAAACAATTTACTGGCTTGGATTTAAATGCGAAATCTCGTACAATTAGAAATGGAGGAAGTGCAACTGCAACTAATAAACATAATTGGGATTTAATAGTTCACAATACAATGCCTAGATCTTCCACAACGGGCAAAGGTGGAACAGGACCTTTAAGTAGAAATGACGGAAAAACTTATTGTTTGGATACAGGAAATACAAATGCGGTTGAAATAGTGGCAATGAGAGGTAGAGGAGAAAAAGGCAATATTGAGCAACAGCTTGAAACAAACGGAACAAATAAAAGCAACTCATTAACTACTGTAACAAAAGATAATTTGGTATTTAATTATAGACAAGATGCACCAAATGATATAAATGGTAAAAAGGATTGTTTAAGAGCAAATGCTGGTGGCGTATTAAAAGGAGTTGGAATAATTGAGAGGTCAAGAATCCGAAGATTAACCCCTATTGAATGCGAAAGGTTGCAGACCGTTGCAGACAACTACACCGCTCACGTTTCAGATTCTCAAAGATACAAAATGCTGGGTAACGGTTGGACTATTGATGTAATTTGCCACATATTTAGCTATATAAAATAATGAACTACAAACAAGCATACGAAGAAACCTTTGAGCAGTTATATCTCCTTAAAGCACAGATGACTTTTGACGAGCAAAAAGAAGCTAAGACTTTACATATAGTAGGTAAGTTAGGCAATGTCATCACTACATTACACAATAGCGCAGAGAAATCAAGTGGAGAGCGGAAAGAAAAAGCCGAGAAGATTCTTACCGATTTAGTATCGGTTCATCAGCACATCGGGCAACTATATCTATCAGAAATGGCAACCAAAGCAAGAAATCTTGAGTTGAACAAAAATATTTTAGAACTTGCAACTCGTTTAGAATCAGCCGAAAAGAGGGTAAAGGAGTTGGAGGGAATAGATAGTTTTTAAAAAGTATTTTCTTATTAAGAATATTATTATAATTTTGTTGCATTATGACAAACACAAAAAGAAAGGCACTCGACCTACCAACTGAAGTAGTCAAGCACTACCAACTAAAAGCTATTGAGCAAGATAAATCAGTAAAGAAAATTCTGGAGGAGGTTTTGATTAAAGCGGCTAAGATTGGATAGTAGTTTAGTTTATACCCTAAGTGGTATTATAAAGCCGTTATTAACTATAATTGTACCCTATAAGGTATTTTAAATCATTCAAACAATATGAAAAAACTAAGCATACTTTTTGCAGTAGTCTTGTTAGGCTGCTTAAAACCAAAAGAACCAACCCCAAACCCAACCCCAAGCACGTTTAAAGAAGATATAAATGTACGCTGGGAAACATCAGGCAAAAGTGGAGTTGAAATGGTAAGCCTAAACGACCAAAAGATGATAATAGGCTCAAGTTATCTACTAAAACCAAGCGACAAGATTAAGTACATAATTGAGGCAACAGGAACTAAGGTAGTCTTTAGAGTGTTTAATAACAGAACTAAAGAAGTGATTTTTGCAGACTCAAGCGATGGCACATTTGGAGGAACATTTATCTATTAAGTATGAAGATATTAGCAGCGGTAATTTGCACAGATTTCAAAGCCTATTCGCTTAAAAAGTGTTTAGAAGCGATTAGAGCGGCAGGTTTTAATCAAATACTCCTAAACTACGAAGGAAACATTCCAAGCGATTTAGATGTAGATTATACCCAAGAATGGAT